TAATAAAGCGCACTATTGCTAATGCGCTCGATATAATTACTTGTCTTGAAGTATTCTATCTATCATTAGCTTGCATTCAGCTTTTGTTTGTCTCGCATCAAATACCGCGCCGTCAATTTCGCCAACATTCCAATGGTCGTCAAACTCAAATCGAGTAATTGCAAAACCTCTATAATGATATTCAGCGAATGTGCCTGATGATATTCTTTTACATTTAAACATTGTGTTACCTCATTTGGTTTGTGTTGGTTATGGTTTCGCATTGTAAACGGGCAAAACTATCTTGCAATACTAATGAGACGAAAGGGGATATAAATACGATAAGAGGGGAATATATGTTATAATTGGTTAAAATATGATCAATTATTTATCAACCTAAAATCAAATACTTGGAGAATTATCTAATGGCACAAAGAGGTAGACCAAAAGGAAGCACAAATAAACCATATCGTAGGGTTCTAGATGAATACTTACAGCGCAAATATAAGGGAGAGTTCAACCCTGTTATTAATGCCATTGAATCAGCTATCAAGATTCAGGAGATTGCCGAATCAACTGGTGATATTGCAGACTATAAGGCAAGCGTTGACGCATTCGATAGGGTTAGCAAGTATATCCAACCAACATTAAAGGCGGTCGAGCTTAATACAGGTGACGGTGGAGTGACGGTCAATCTGACTCGTAAGCGTTTCGATGGGTCTAATGGTTTGCATGACGATAATAATAATGAGGGTGAGGAATAGACCCCCCCTTCCGAAGGTGCGCGTGTGTAGTATATATATGTATCCCTCAAAAAAAAATTTGGAGTCTTATGAAAGTAACCCCTATTCGCCCAAATATGCGTAAAACGCCCACAGATGACTTTACAGGTGATTTAATAGTCATTAGTATAGATGAGGGTCAGGTTGAAGTTGCAAGCTCTCTAATCGATGAAAAAACGGTATTCTATATTGACCTTTGTAAACATATAATATTAAAAGATACTTTGGAAGGTTACGATGATTATGATTGAAAGTGACGAATACGTCAGTGACACAGAGTTAGAGTTGATTCAGAGTTTTGGTAATGCTTTAATAGATAAAGATGAGATGTTAATGCGTGAGATACTAGACATTGTTTACGATAAGATGTCTACAAACTTTGAGGATGAGTTAGATGAGTCACTTACATAAGTTAGATAAAGCTACGAGGGATAGACACTTCCCTGAATCGAGTGGTGGCAAGGGTAGTAAGCGTAGAACAGAGACCAATGATTCTCGAAAGAAGTTCAATGATAACTACGATAAGATATTTGGTAAGAAAAAATGAGCCAAATACAATACGATCTATGCCCACAGGGACAAGTTCTCCAAGACTTCTCTGACTGTCGCGCACGAAACTCCTTCATCATGGGACCATTGGGTTCAGGTAAAACAGTCCAATGTATCCTTAAACTGTTAGACCTTATCTGTGAACAGAAGCCTGTCTCTGACCCTGAACACAAGAACTATAACAAACGCCTATCTCGTGTCATTGCGGCTCGTAACACCTATTCTGAATTGTTCTCTACAACAATTAAAGACTGGCTAGAGATACATGGGGAGCTAGGTGACTTCAAACAAGGCAACAAAGAACCCCCTACACACTTTATGAGGTTCAACCTAGAAGATGGTACAGAGGTTGAGTGTGATGTCGTATTTATTGCCTTTGATCGCCCTGAACACGTTAAAAAAGCCCGTGGTATCCAATGTACTTGGGTGTGGTTAAACGAGACGAAAGAGCATTCTAAAGCCGTTTTAGACATGTTAGACCTACGTCATGGTCGTTACCCCTCTCCCAAAGAAGGAATCAAGCCTACACATCATGGAATGCTAGGAGATTCTAACGCCCCTGATGAAGACCACTGGTATTTTAAACTTGCTGAGATTGAACGACCCAAAGATTGGTCATTTTTTAGGCAGGCAGGTGGAGTTTTAAAAGAAGGTGAAGACTGGGTCATCAACCCTAACGCAGAAAACCTAAAGAACCTACCAGACGGCTACTACAAACGCGGTCTAAATGGTAAGACTAACGACTGGATAAAGGTAAACCTAGCCAATGAATATGGATTTGTATCGAACGGTAAGCCAGTGCATCCTATGTACACTGATAGCGTACACTGCCAACACATGGATGAGTTTAAGCCATCCTTTGACTACCCTATCGTCTTAGGCTTTGACTTTGGTCGCACACCTGCATGTGCGTTTTTGCAACGAACTTCCGTAGGAAGATGGATATGTTTCGATGAGATGGTACTTACTGACTCTGGTGCTGTTGATTTTGCACCTACACTTAAAAGATACATTGAAGATCAGTACCCTGACCACAAGTTTACAGGGTGGGGTGATCCTTCTGGCAACAATAAAAACCAATCGAATAGTGATACACCGTTCCAGATAATGCGAGCCGCAGGTATTCCTTGTCAACCTACTCCTACAAATGACCCATTAAAGCGTAGAGCCGCTCTAGAAGTGCCAATGAAAGAAATGTGTATGGATGGTAAGCCTCGATTCATTGTCTTACCTAAAGCCTCTATGATCCGTAAAGGCTTACAAGGCGGGTTCTGTTATAGAAGAGTACAGAAGTCAGGTGAACACTACACTGATGAGCCAGATAAGAATGAATACTCTCACCCTGTAGAAGCCCTTGAATACGCTTTACAAGGTGAAGGTGAAGGTCGCTCAGCATTACGAGGTACAGGCAAGTTTACTAAACCTACCCAAGCAAAGGTCAACTTTAGTGTCTTCTGATGCGTATGTCGTGTTCACAAACGACAGATCAAACTGGTGGAGTCCATTTTTAAAAAAAGGGATAAGGCACTGTTATGTAATAATTCCTAGCGCAGATCGCCTAATACAGCATGGAAAGTTGACAGATGAAGTAGAGTTGTTCACAAAAGAAGCAAAAAAAGGTATAATTAGGGATAATTATTACCTAGCTAAATTTAAGCGTAGAAAGTGTAAAAGACATCTTTTTATGTTGAATACCTGTGTAGGACATACCAAACAGATATTAGGGATCAACAATCCGTTTATACTGACCCCGTATCAATTACTTAAATACATGAGGAAATACAATGGGCAGTAGCACACCAGACGCACCAGAACCAACTCCAGAACAAGTAGCAATGGAAAAACGAACTACGCTTGGCTTAGAGAGAGAAAGAGCTAAAACTGAGCGTAGATTGAAAGCACAAGCTCGCAGTAAGATAGGAGCTAAGTCTCTTCTAGCAGGAATAAAACCGCAGACTGGTTTACGTCAAGAAGATGTAGAGCATAGTAAAGCTATTTCAAGTGAGCGTCTTGGATTTGACAAGGCGAATATATTTAAGAAATTAAAAATACTTGAAAAAGAAGGCGCGGGTAGATTGGGATTGAAGGCGGGAGATGTTACAAACTCTAGACTTAAAAGAGCTGTTACGAGTAAATTAATATGAAATTACCATCTGAACTTGGCTCTCTCCAAGACCTAAAAAAACGAGAAGCAAACGCATTTAAACGCGCTACTCATTGGCATGATCAGCTAGATGATGCTTATGAATACTTTTTGCCTAACCGTAACCTGTTTGAAACTGTAGTAGCAGGTCAGAAGAAGATGGATAAAATCTTTGACTCTACTGCATTAGAGGCTATCCAACAAGGTGCTAGTAAATTACAAGAAAACATAGCCCCTATCTGGTCGCGTTGGGCTACCTTCGAGCCATCGCTTCGTGTAAAAAAATTGTTAGAGTCTGGGCAGTTCGATGTTGCAGAAGAAGACATTAAGCGAAACTTAGAAGAACAAGCTGATGAAGTCTTTGATTACATTAACCGTTCTAACTTTGCCACACAGTTTTACGAGCATGCACTTGATCTGCTTATAGGTACAGGCACACTTCGCATTGACGAGGTAGAAGATGATGATATGCCTATTGTCTTCAGTGCTATCCCACAGAAGGGTATTGCCTTTGAAGAAGGTCCACAAGGAAACGTAGAAACACATTGGCGTAGATTTGAGGTAAAAGCAGGTGACTTAGAGCGTAAGTGGCGTGGATTCAAAGCATCGCCATCTATGGCTAAAGTAATTAAAGACAAGCCTGAAAGTATGGTAAAAGCTTATGAAGGCGTTGTTTACTTGCCTAAAGCTAAAACCTACTACGGCTGTTTGTGGATTGGCAAAGAAGATCACATTAGTTGGATGGAAGACTTTGGCTCTACATCTCCGTGGGTTACTGGTCGTTACTCTAAAGTAGCAGGTGAGGTGCGTGGTCGTGGTCCTGCCCTACAAGCACTGCCTGATGTTAAGTCT